AATGGTCGGCGGGTTGTATTGGTTAAGTTCCACAGGAAACGGCCTCCGCTGGCAGTGGATGTGTGCATTTTTGGGTTGGGTTCTACGCTATAAGAAGGGGCGGAAATTTCAACCGGGGGTGGGGTTTGAGATTTCTGAAAACAACCATAAGGTGTTGTTGTTCGCATAATCGATATTATGTTAACAGTGTTATCGTTTGTTTACAACAACTTAGCTATTCCGAGCGCAACGAGTTATCATTATGACAATTATGGGGGGCTGATCGATGCAATCTCTGCGCGCGTAGATCGGCAGCTTTGGATGAGTGATATACAGGACTTTTACTAGCCATCTGCGCTTACGTCAACATCACCACCAGCCCATGATATTGTGATCGCCTGCTGTTGCGGTGCGTCCTCTTTGCGATCCCTGACGCCATGTGGTTGCGCCCTTGATGTTGTCCACTTCAACGTTTCAATCTCTAGCTTACGTCGATTGACCTCAGCATGTAGCTTGCGCTGATCATCCACGTCAGGCAATGGTGACCTTGCTAAACTGTTGATCAGATCAGCAAAGTATTCGCCTTGCAGTACACGGCCACGTCGATAGATCTCATAGACTTCCTCGTCGGCCAGCACAGCATCAGTGATTGCGCGATAGCTTGGCATGTCACTGCCCTTGCAAATATCAATAAGCGTCTCGCCTTCAGCTAATCGCTCGGCAATCTTGCGCATGATAGTTGGAGTGCATTTGCGTTTGCGTCCAGCCATTGCACCCTCCAAACAAAAAAAGCGCCCCAAAAGGGACGCCAGTTAACCAACACAGGGATAGCTATTGTATCACCGATTGGCACATCAACTGTTGATCGGTCAATAGATTATATTTGTATGCAGCATATTTAGTTTTAGTTGCGCTTATGCTATGCCTCGCGTCGAGGGCGGCTTAACACAAACGTCACCTGCGTTCTGCTGTTTCATCACCACTTGCCGCCCTCACGACACACCCATGATCTTCGCCAGCCTATCCAAGCCATCCCGCAGCTTTTCAATGCCCATCCTGCTGGGCAATCTGTAACGCTTGGCCCAATCACCTGCGCTCTCACATTCAACCACCACAGCCCTGACCACACTGACGTAATCGATGCCCAGCTTTTGGCTCAACGCAATGTAATCGCTGAAAGCATATTCGTTTATCCCGCCACCACCGCCACCATCGACGATGATCCTGTCGTAATTTGATGTCACCCTGCCAGCCTGCCGCGTCTTATCGTAAAGCACGTAGAACGCATGAGCAGCATCGTATTGCCGCTGACTAACCAGCCCTCTTGCCTTGTATCGATCCATTGGCGTTTGCCGTGAGATGTAGGCACGTTTGACGCTGCCCAAACGACCACCATCCACTGTTTCAAACTGCACACCATCAGCCTGTCGCATGGCCTCTGGTGTGCCATGATCAGCCCTGCTTCTGGCCTCGTTAAGCGGCTTGGCTTTTTTCTTCTTTTTGACCATGATTTAACCCTGTGAATAATCGCGGCTCTCAGGCCGTATATCGCTCGGTCCTATGCAACCCTTATCGTTTGCCTTAGATGGCTCTGTAGGTGGCCTCTCAGGCCCTGTGATGGCAAGCTGTGCGCCCAAAGCGCTGTACCCTGCCTTATCCACCCAAGAATCGGCATGATCCATGCTCTGAAGTAGCCTCGCTGACTTCATCCAATCCATCATAATTGCCACATGCGCAGGCGTCAGATCACCATCTGTTGACCGCACGATAATATTCCAGCCATCAGCGATCCGTTGGAAGCTGGCATCGGCCTCACCATAATCCTTTTGACGCCGCCCGGTCACAAGACTGATTGCCCTTTCTAGAACCTCCAGCGCCTTCATTGGGCCACCGCTTGATAGACCCAGCAATCATTTCTCTCCCTTGCACCTGTTCGATATTTTGAACTGCCCTTCTGAACGTGGCCACGAACCGTCAGGCAAATCTTCTCTGCCAAGTTGGCGCTGGTCAGCGATTTGATCAGGTTGGCGCTCTTGTGCGTGCTGATCGACATGCGCTCTGCAAGATACTTTGCCGTGCATGGCCCAGCCTTGCGCATTTCATTCAGCAGGATGATCGCCGTGTCATCGACTTGCCGCCTGACGTAGGTTCGATCTGTTGGCAGCACTTGCCGTCTGACGCGCTTGGCTTGCTCACGTTCATACTCCAACATCATTGATCCCACGTCAGCCTCTTGACCTGGGCGCAGCACGTCAGCAGGTAGGCGCTGGGCTGTACGTCGTAAAATTAGATCTGTATTGTTTGTCATTTTTTTTTCTCCTGTTGTAGTTCATACTTACGTCTGCGTATTTCGTTTAACTCGTCAGCGTTCCAAACTGGTAAGATCCAAGCATTGCATCCTTGCTCGTATAAAATTCGTCGACGGTTTGCGAACCCTTCCAACTCGCCAAGACAAGTAATTTTATTTATCTTCAGAAGGAATATTTCATGTCTATCTTTCACCGCAGGATGACCCGATTTCTCGCGCTGTAGGAAACGTCGGATACCTAAAGGTATTTCCGACATTTCCGACACCCATGCGCCACTGTCGGAAAACTGTCGGAAAAGCGTAGGAAAGCGTAGGAAACCACTGCGCAAACCCCTTATTTATATGAACTGCCATTTTCCTACGTTTTCCTACATGTGTCGGATTTTGTATTTCGACGCGCAAAGCCAGAAATGACCATCATTTTGCCCCAGATGACCCTCTGATTTCATGCTGCTGACGGTTTCTCCAAACGTGCTGCGCTTGTTCTGCGTGGTGATCTTTCCAAAGAAATGTGACCGCAGATCTGCCTCTGCAATCGCCCATCTGGTGCCACTATCTGGCCACCCTGCACCGCTTGGGGTTGGCGCTCCAATACGCTCCCCCTGCAATTGTGTGAGGCATTCCACCAGCACTTTGCCGTTCTTTGTGAGTGGCTTTCGTTTGGCGTCTTTAATCTCGTCGCCTTGCACTGGCTCAATCACGCAGGTCGTTACGTCATCCCCATCCTGATCCACGCCCAGCGTAATGACATCCAGCTTGAACGCGAACTCTGCCCCGGTTTCCATATCCCTTTGCTTTGTGGCGCGCGCAAACCGCAGGCCATCCTCTCTGCTTAACTCCATTTCAATTTCTGTATCTGTTGCGGCGCGCAGGCTGCTATGCCCTCTTGCCCCTGCCGCAACATCCTTGCCGCTGTGATGCACCAACATGCAGTGCGCCCCTGTGGCTGCTCTCATGGCGTCTACGTTTGATATAAACGCCGTCATATCCTCTGGGCCGTTCTCATTGCCCCCTGCCATTGCCCTGCTGACAGTATCCACCACAATCTGGACGCAATCCTGCCCTGACGCTTCTTTGATTTCCGCAACCAGCGCTATGATTTCAGCCAGATCAGCATTTGGCCGCAGCAGGTCCACCGGGCTTGGCCGTATGTATAACGGCACGTCAGTACGTTCATACTTCTGCGCCAGCGCGTATATCCTGTTGTGAAAGCTACTGCCGCCCTCTGTTGCAAGATACAGCACTGGCCCACCTGATACTCTAAACCCGTGCCACATTTCACCTGACGCTACATGCCAAGCCATATCCAGCGCAGCAAATGATTTGCCGACATTGCTTGGCCCGTACATCACCGACATCTGACCGCAGCCCAGCCATCCCTTTATCAAATAGTTTGCTGTTAGGATTGGCCGCGCTTGGCTGGGCGTAAACACCGTATCCAGCAGCTTTGTTTCCAGCGCTACTTTGACGGCCTCTGCGCCTTGCGCCAGCAGCACATCGTTCCAATCATGCCCTGCTGTGCTTGGCGCTTTCCATTGCAACCCTGTTTCTTTAGCGGCTTTGATCCCGGCTGCATCATTATCGGCGGCAACAAACAGATCCGCTTCTGGGCGCAACTCTGCTAGTATTGCCGCCACCTTGGGTAAGTTCCCAGATGAGAGGCAGAACACCGCTGGCCTGCCTGTGCTGAACGCCACTGAAGCTGCTGTGGCCCATCCTTCGCACAGGTACGTTCTGCCCTCGACAGCCCCGTTAAGCACGGCAAACGATCCATCTGTCACCATGCCTGCGGTAAACCGTTTGGTGCCGTCTTGCTTGATTGTTTGACTGCCGACTTGCTTGCCGTCTTTGGCGATCACCTTAATGACTATGCTGGCATCCACCACAGCAGCGCCCATCAGCGGCACCCCTTTAATATCGTGGTATAGCTGCGAACTACTGCCATGCTTGGCAAACGGGTTGCCGTTCATCCTTGGCATTGGCGCGATTGGTTCACCTTTTATAAACTCTGGCCAAGCCCCATCATCGCGCATGGTTTGCGTCAGGTCTTTAAAATTGCAGCCTTGGTTGCAGTTGATCCGCACCACGCCTGCCTTTTCCGACATGTAGAACCTGTCGGTGCCAATGCATTGGGGGCATGGCCCGTTGTAATGGTTCACGCCAGTTTTTTTTAAGTTATATTTGGCAACAATCTTTGGCGCCCATTCGTGCCACCATACTGGATGATTTGACATCTCTCTACCCATTTCAAAGCCCTGTTGGTCTGTGCGTAGGGCGGCGCGAACCGCCCTTGCTGTACGTTAAAACGGGATTTCATCATCGATCTGATCAAACGATTGTGCTGCTGGTGGCGGTGCGCTGGGCGTTGATTGGTTGGGCAGGCCAAACGGGTTGCCACCCACAGCCCTGCTGGCAAACGGGTTGCCGCCCTTGCTTTCTTTGCGCTCTGCTAATTCCAGCACCATGATGTCGGTGGGGCGCAAGCCAACGCCAGCTTTGCCCCCATAAGTCCACGGCTTTAGGATAAACTGAACGCAGATCTTTGACCCTGTGGTAAGCTGAAAGTCAGGCGCTGCCGGGGAGCCGTCTTGCATCCACTGAGCAGGCTTAGAGTTAGCTTCGCCATACGATTTTTTCGTGATTTTGGCGATGTAATGCCCGGTTTCATCTTTCTTAAACACGTCATCCAAAGACTTTGGCGTCCAATCCTTCCAATCGTCTTTGCGCTGGGCGTTAAACTCTTTGCGCATTGCCCCTGCCAGCGCCTTTGCGTCAGCCTCGTTCAGCACCACGCTGACTTCGTAGCTGCCTTCAGTATCTGTTACTTCAGTGGCAATGCTGCGGTTTTGTGCGGGGTCAAATTTGTAAGGCCTGTCTAGTTTTGCCCACAATGCTTCAACGTTTTCCAGTGCGTAAATCATATTAATCTCCTGTGTATGATGTATATTTAGACTTGTATGGTCATCTCAAACCCGCACATGGAAACGCTCTGTCAATACGGGTTTAATAATTTATTTGTCAGACACGCTTAAAGCTCGACCCAATCAGGCCAGCCTGTCGTGTATTCGCCATTTGATTTGGCCTCTGCGATCAGCTTCAGCGTATCCAACATGATGGCGTGACCGTGCCGTTGGGTCAGAAGGCTGATGTTGAAACACTGCACTGCATGTGGCGCGTTGCTTTCCACTGCAAAGATATTGGCGGTGTCTACCTTGATGCCTTCAATGCCACACACGTAAAGATAAAACGCCATCTGTATGTGATACCCAAACTTAAAGAACGGCCCGTACACTGATTGCCAAGCGGCTGGCGATGCTGTTTGACACGTTTTGACATCAATGATTGTGCGCAGCTTTTCGTTGTAACCGTCAGGCTTGCACTTGAGGTCTAAGCCTGTCTCTGGGCAGGTCACATATATACTGCGCTCTATCTGCCAGCCGTCCATGCTCCACAGTTCCTCGACCTGCATGTTGTCACGCAATGCCTGTGTGGCTTTCTCTGCCCGGTGGTATTCTTGGACAGGCAGCAAGATCTCGTCTGGCCCCATGCCTTCCTCAAGTTCGGTCCACGCCTTACCACGCCTTGTTTCTGGCCCACGGTGAACAAGGTTCTTTTCTGGCTCCAAAAAATTAGCGTGGACAGCGCTACCGAATGCCATTGCTGGCGATGATTTGACCTCTGTGCCAAACCAATGCGCCACTGAGTTAAGCGCAACAGACTTCACGCTGGTTGAGCCAATGGCATCGTTGCTGTGATATTGCTCGTTTGTTTCTGTTGTGATCATCTTTTTTCACTCTTGGTCATCATGTTCTCCCTCGATTTGACCCTCTCCTTGGCAAGTGGGACATGCCTCTTGCCGTTCTTCTTCGTATCCAATGTCCCGGCTGAACGACTGACGATGGTACAGCGTGATGGTGATGTACTTGTCGCCGTTGCATTCCGGGCATGTGATCATCCTGTGCACTCCCCGCCATCCGCTTGGCAGAGGTACTCTTCATCGTCGAATATCCAGTCGCCTTGGCGATCTAAAAAATCTTGCATTTTGGTTAAGTCTCGATCCAAGCGAAACGGAAAGCCGATCTCTTTTTCAATGTCGACCCACCACTTGGCGCGTTCGGGATAATGACGCAGCATAAAGGCGGTATTTGCTTCGCTTTTAAGAAAGCAAAAGTCACAGTTTCCGCTTGGGCAGTTGCCTCTGTAGTTTGGCATCTGTAGGTCAAACCCAAGCGCCAAACTTTGTTTGTTCCAAAATTCTGCTATATCTTCTTTGGTGATGCCATCAGTAACCAGCGGGTACCAAAAATCCCATTTATCGTTGCTGGTGGTTTTGCAACGGTGGGCCTCATCAGCGCGGATGCCAACAGCTTGTGCCCATCTGTCCCAGCCACAGCCTTTGCGAATGAACCGCTTTATCGTAAACATTTTTAGTTCGGTGGTGCAAAAGCGTTTCATGGGGCTGGGCATGTATCGCTTAAAGCGCAAGAGTTCAGCGAATGGCTCGCCTTTTTCTGCGGCTGTGTCGCGGCTCACTACCCTATACGATGGGCCATCTTCATCGCGTCGATACTCTAGCCAAGTAATAGGTACGCCCCAGCGCCGCGAACACTCATCAACAAAGTCAAGCGTTTGGGGCATTTCTAGGCCAGTATTAGTAAACAGCACCTTACATCTCTCAGGCAAATCACCGTTGGTTTCTAATATTTTGTGAAGCATGAACCCGCTGGTGCGTCCGCCGCTAAAGCTTATTTGCACGTTGCCATCTGGCAGCTTGTAGATCATCCCAGCGCCTCGCCATATGCCGCCAACAACAACGCCTCTGCTCTATGCTCATCTTTCTTGCGCCGCAGACGTTGGCTGACTGACGGGTAAAGCTGCTGGGCCATGCGGCGCGCACCATCCTTGTCAGGCGGCACAGCAGCATCACGTTTCCACTTGGCTGGCGTCACTATGCGATGCGGCGTTTTGGTGGCGATCAGGCAGGTTAATATCTGCCCATATGCAAACATGATCTTGCCTGCGCTGACGATCCCTTGACCCGGTCTGGTGCTTTGCTTTTCCACCACACACAGTTCAATCTCAACAGAGCGCAGGATGTCCATGAGCTGCTCGGTATCCACGCCAGCTTTGTGAAACACAGGCATGTCGTGAACCTCGGCCCAGCTACCTGATAGCAGCGCCACGCCGCCTGTTGACCAGCCGGGATCTATGCCTGCGTAAATCAATTAGTTTCACGCGCAGCTTTGACCGCCGCCACATGCAGATCATCATGCATATCTAGATGGTTGCGCAGCGCGATCTCCACTTCACGGGACGTATCACGATAATTTTCAAAGGCTTTCATCTTAACTGCGCGTATCAGATGATCTGGTAACTTGATGTTAAACTGACGTTTTTTCATTTATCTCGCCTGTCTGGTAAATTTAGATTTGTATGGCACAGCAAATTATCTGTGTAAATGTTCAAATATTAGACTTGTATAAATTAATAGAGTGTGCATTTTAGACGGTATGATTCCGATTGGATCATGCTGATATTAATTAATCGGCCGCGGCAACGACACAGACCGCAGATACGGAGGTGATTTAAAATGCAACCTGATGAAATCGACATGGCAACAGTTAGTCAGTACCATTCGATACGAAAGGGTCAGTACCCTTGGATCAACGCGAATATCGTTGGCCCTGCAAAGACGCGCAGCAAGATCAAGACGCCCAGTCAAATGCGCAGAGTAACCGCAGGCATTCTTGTTACTCGCGGGTCAATAGCCCCACCACAATTTCATTTTCAATCCAACCTAAAACAAAAACAATCAAACACATGGAAACAGAAAATGAACACACACACATGCGCAGCTTATATGCGTGACAACGATGATGGCCGCGAATTGCGCTCATACATCAAAATGCAGGATGACTTGCACTCGCCAAAGTATTTTAAAGAGGCAGAGGACCACAGCAGAATGCAACCCAATGACCGCCCGGTGCTGTGGCGCGCCATAGAGCATTGCCAAAAGACAGGCGCAATGTTCGTGTCGGTAAACCTGAACAACTTTGGCAAAACAAAAGCTGAAGCGCTGCGGTTTCTCAAGTTTGCCAACGTGCCATTTAGGATTGAGCGCAGCCCGTCATGCAACATCAACAACATCGACATGGCGATAGATTTTGCCGAGGATAACATCAACGCAGTGGCCAGCCGCACCAAGGCAGCGCTGGACAAGATCCAGCAACAGTTTGGCGCTGGCAGCGCGCACGTATCACACGCAGGCAATCTAATCAGCAAGCTGGGTGCGCCTGACCCATCAATAGCCAACGCGCGTAAAAGTGAAATCGCGCTTAAACGTACTTTAATGTATTTCGACATGCTTCAGACCTACCGTGGTCAAGGCATGAGTTACCAACGCATCGCGGATGAACTGAACAGCCACGGTGTGCCTTCGCCAACTTCAACCAAAAATAACCCCAAGCTATGGTACGCCAGTGGTGTTTCTAATTATTATAAGAGGGGGAAAGATGCCAACAAAGATAAAACCAAACGCAATGCGGAAGTCTGATGCCGCTGACTTCTGCGGAATATCGGTCAGCCAATTTGGCAAGATGATTAAACTTGGAACAATGCCAAACGCGCGCAATGCAGGCGGTGCAAAGATCTGGCTTAGGACAGAACTTGAGGATGCACTGACGGCATTGGCGCTGGACGGGGAAAGGGAGACAGACGGATGCGCGGATCAGGCATTTGGCTTAAACATTTAAACCCAGCAGGGTGGCATAAGAACGGGACTGAACGGTTTTACTTCAGACCCAAAGGTGAGCGTTCACCGTTCCCACCAGAGTGGCGAATGCCAGCACACGCGCCGCACCATCCTGCGTTTCTCAGCGCATACGCCAAGGCTTTCGACCTATACGCAACTATGCAGGCTGGCGAGGTGGTGCATGATCCAGCGTATGCAGGGTCACTGGCAGAGGCTGCTGTGATGTATAAGGGAAGCGTGGCGTTTGGATTGCTTGATATTAAAACGCGCGCGCGCCGCAGGCTGGGTCTGGAAGGTACAGTGGATCTGTACGGCAAAGCGTCAGTGGCCCAGATTGAGC